CTGGATGCCATGCGAACCCGTTATGGCCAAGTGCGACCCAACGAGAGGTAAGGTGCGGGTCGGATGAGAACTCTATGTAGTGGTTGTAGGCCATTACGGTGGCCACAGAGGCAATTTCCCCGCCCGGATCACCGTTATAAATCGTGACCATTGCTTCAGCGCCTGTTCCCCAGCCGACGCCGTCGTGCTTAGCTATAAGAAGTCGAACCCCCGGCGCGGCACCGTCGTCGCTAGGGCCGCCAAGGCGCACTTTAGTCGGGTCGCGTTCGACCGCACGCACGGCACGGCCGATGCGTTTGGCGTCGTTCTCATTGAACCCGTAGGCGGTCACAGGCTATTCCGAAAAAACGACGTACCGCAACGGCAACGCGGTGCCGTACGCGCGAGCGCCAATGGTGATCGTACTGACTAGCGGAAGCACGGCTGGCTGGCCGCGTCGAAGGGCAGCAAACTCATGCAGTGTCGTGCCGTCGTACTTGCCAAGCGCGATGTAGGCGGTGCCGGCCGTAGCTGTAGAGAGATTGCGAAACGCTGCAAACCCTGCACTGGCAACGTCGCCAACCGACAACGTCTCAACAGCAGTGCCGATCTGCACAATGCCGCCGACCGACCCCTGCGACGCCTGGTCAAATCGCAAACCAGAGGCAGAAAAATAGTCTTCTGCGTTCCCATTGTTGACACGCAAGGAAACGGACAGCTTCACCTCATTGGCCATAGCCAGCTCCTCAGATTGCGCAGTTGTCAAAAAGTTGATTCATCTCGGCCAACTTGTATGGAAATAGATACAGCTCAACCGGTTCTGTTGGTTTATCGTCACCAGTTGGCGATGGGTTGATTGCTTGGGCTTGCCCTTGCCCATTCAACGGAACAGGCTTGCTGACAGGGTTGCCGCGCAGGTCAAGGATTGCGAGCCGCTCCCCATCCACAATCTCGTTGTAGCCTGCATCAAAGTATGTGATTTTCCATTCGTCCGGGTTGTAGAGGAACTCTACAGAAACGGACCAAAAGTTATTTTTCTGGTCATACTCTGCATTCCATCCAATCATGCGAACCGTGTACGGAGCCCCGCCAAGAAACTCTGTAGCGTTGCATCGGTTCGTGTACCGCTGCAACTCAGCAAACGCCGGCGACAGCACCTGCGTGTTCGTATACGTCAACTTGATGAGCGAGCTTTCTTCCTCGAGACCGTCGACAGGATCGCCGGCTGAGTTTTGAGCGCCGCTGCCCTCTCCACCTGCATTTTCTGCTGGCAAAGCACCAAAGGTTGGCCAGCCGATTGCGGGCTTTGTGATCTGTTGGCTCGTGACCGTGATCCGTTGCCAAGTCTCCGGGTCGGTGCCTTCCGGCTTGGGAGGTTCCTCGGCGTCTTCATCTTTCGCGTCATAGCGGACAGACATAACGAGCGACCGCTCGTTGTCCTTGTAGTAGGACAAGTCTCGTGACGTGACATAGAGATCCTTGCCGCTAACTGAGAGCTTGTCGTCTAACTGCGGAAGCGGTTTGCCGCCAAGGTTAGGCCACGACGTGGTGTCTGCCAGCACACTCCAAAATGGCGGGTTTTTGTTTTCACAGATAATCAAATAGTCTTCTGTCGCCGACAGTTGAACCGTGGACTTATCGCCCTTAGACTCCGTGACACGAAGCGAATACAGGACGCGGGCGTCTTTGATCGTGGTTGCCATTCTTATGCCGTGATCGTTGCAAGACCAAACCCACCAGAGCCAGCCAGGTTGCCGTTGAGCTCGTCTAGCTGGTCAACCATCTCGCCAGTGTTCTCGGCTGTCTCTTTCTGGGCGTCTCCCTCAAGGCGAGGATCTGCACCCCGCATGATGGAGTTACGGAAGGCTTCACCATCCGACGTGCCAACCACGATGGCCTTAAGGGCCTGAGAAGAAGCGCCAATAGCCTTCGTGATTTGGTCGCCTGCAATCTGGCCGGCAACCATGGCCGCTGCTTTCACGGGCTTGACCGCCGACTCAGCGGCTTGTCGTTGAGCATCCGCCATCTTCTGGTCAAAGCCCTGCAGCGGATTGGCAAAGTTCTCCAATGCAGAACCAAACGCGCTGTTGGCTTCTTGAAACAACGCATCCCCTACCATCTGCGTCTGCTCGCCAAACCGAGAGATACCCTGCCCGACTGACTGTAGGCCCGGAATGATTTGGCCAAGGAACTCAAGAACAGCACCAATCGCTGTCGCCATCACGCCAAACGCAGTGGTGGCTGCTGCAGCAATGCCAAGAAGCAGCGCCTTAAACATCTGGAATGTGCCGACGAGAATCGAGCCGACAGCCACCAGGCCCTTAAGTGCCACAATCAGTCCATCTGCGAACAGCTTTGCGTATGAAAAGCCGGTATTGGATGACGTGAAGAACTCGAGAAGAATCTGCGAGACGGCGGTTACTGCTGGGGCGAGCTCGGCAAGAAACTGATTAATGAACCCTTGCATCGGCAGAGTCAACCGCCCGATGGCGTCGCCCATGCCTTCAATGGCAGCGACCTGCTCGCCGCTCATCTTGACGCCAAGCTGCGTCAGAAGCGTGTCAATCTCGCCGATTGACTGACTGCCGTTCCGGAGAAAGTTCAGCATGCCTTGGCCGCTACGGCCAAAGATGTCGATGGCCGCCGCAGCCTGCATGTGCGGAGGAAGTGCTGCGATGCGATCTGAGATCAGCGCGAACTGCTGTGCCGTCGACATGCCAGCCAGGTCTTGCATAGTCAGGCCAAGCTGCGAAAACGCCTTGACGGCTCCAGGCGTTCCCATGGCCAGCTCGCCGACCATTCTGCTGGTGCGACGCAGCCCTGTAGTCAGAAGCTCTTGGCTCACGCCACTTTCGGCCGCTGCTTGCTGCATGACCTGTAGGTCGCCAGTGGCAACGCCAAGCTCTTGGGAGAGATTGTGCAGAGCTTCGGCCGCCCGAGTTGCAGACGTGAGTGCAGCTATGGCACCTGCTGCTGTCGTAAACGCCCCAAAGACCGGGAGCAGGCTCCCCATAGAACCGCCGAGCCGACCCATTACACCAGACAGCCCGCTGACGTTTGACTGAAAGCCCTTGAGCTGCTTTCCGGCCCTGCCAAGCCCAGCGGTCAGCCCGCCTGTGCTGGCGGTGATCGAGACGTTTACGCGGCCGAAGTTCTTCGCAACCATGGCTTACGTCCTCACCTGCTGGAGGATTCGCCACATCTCGTCCTGCGACTGCGGACGCTGCTCGATCGGCATGAAGTCCCACGGCTTCAGGGCCGGCTTCCCCTTGGGACGGTTCGCGTTGTACTGCTGTGCCATGAGTACCGCGTCCCTAAGCCACTCGTCGCCCCACGGCATCAACGTGAATGCAGCCATCCAGCCGTACAACTGGTCGACGCTCATCGTCTCAGCCAGGCCGCCCGGATCTTCGACGTTCCAGATGCCGAGCTTCAGGGCCAGGCGGTACAGGAAGAGGATGATCGGACGGCGCTCTAGTTTTTTGTGGCGTCCTCCAGAGCGTTGCCACCGATGCCGTTGAGCTTGAAGCCTTCGTCGACAATGGCCTGCACGATGTCCGTGTCGAGCTCGCCGAGCCACTCGGCGTCGCCTTCCTCAAACATCTTGGTGCCGTCCTCGTTGACGCACACCAGGGCCACAAACCGTGCCCGGATGTTGGTCAGGTTGACGCCGCCAACCTTGCCGCCGGTGACCATCTGCTCGAAAGCATCGCGGTCTTTGGCGGTCATCTTGGCGACGTAGACCGTGCCAAGCTCTGGCACTTCTACGGGCACACGCGGCCTAACGCCACGCTTTGCCTTGATCTGCTCACGGGTGAGAGCCACAGTCCGCGCCTCCTGCTGACTAGCCGACGTTCAGGTTGCCGCTGAGCTTGATGGTCAGCGAGCCGGTCATCATGTCGTCCTTCGGTGCCGACGCCTCAAAGGCAGACGCGAAGCCGAAGGCGGACCATTTGGCCACCGAGGTTCCGCCGTTAGCAAACCAGATGTTGCACACCTGACTCGTGCTTACGTTCGTTAGCAAAACCACAGGATTGATTGAGGGATCGTGATGAATCTCAAGAGTCAACTCACCAGGATCGTAATACTCGCTGCCGATGTACTCTTTACCGCCGACAGTAAGTAGGTGCGAGGCGTCAACTACATCACGTGAGACACCACCAAGAGAAATGCCATTGACTTTGTAGTTGGAAGTTGCAGTCCCAAGGACCGTGCCAAACGTGACAAACGTGCCCTGGCCGATGTCGTTCATGGTCTGAGCCTCCCTGCTCAGGGTTCACTGTAGGTGACTTCTATCGACAAATCCGTGCGGTAGATGGGGAGCTGCTCCCCGCTCGCTGCCGGCTCTGTCTGGTCGTCCTCGCTCACGCAGGATGCCAGGCGGATGGCAGACGTGCTCTTGTATTGTAGGGCTGCCTTTACG